CATGTCTGTCATTTCTTTAGCTTTCTCTTCTTTTTTAGCTAAATAATCAGGTAATATTAGTTTACTCATTTTCTTCGAACCTCTTCATTGTTTCTTGCATTTCTGATTTTGTTGATCTTAGTGCTTCTAGCTTGCCTGTCAAATATTTATATTCGTCCCAGTCCTTTACACCAGAGGTTAACATCTCCAATAAATCTGCTTCTCGTTCTTCAATTTGTTTTTTGAAGGTAGTGAATAATTGAAATATATCCACTATTTCTTTTTAGTGATAAGGCCCATCGCACCTTTTGCTCCCTTGATACCGAAGCTCGCACTACAGGCGATATATAAGAGATGCTTGTAATAATCAGGGAGTGAGTGTAGGGCTTCAAATCCAGCTTTGATATGTGGTGTCCATCCGGGTATGAAGACTGCCACCGCCGGAACCAACAGGCATATTAAAATTAGCTCGTCTTTCCAGCTGCCTTTCATTTGATCGACAGCAGAAGCCTCCCAACCAATTTTTCCGGCAATCTGCTGTTCTTTGAGAGACTTCTGTGCTTTTATTTCCGTTAATGCTAATTCAGCTTTTGCCTTTTTAGTTTCAACAAAACCTTTGACCGCATTACCGACTAAGTTTGAGAGGGGACCTACTAAAAGATTAAACATTAATGACTATTAAGTAGATAACAACAACAGCTGCTCCACCAACTAACATCTTTCCTTTTTTATTTAAGTTGTCCCATTTAGTTTTTAGGGATTTAATCATTTCCATTAGAATACTCCTTTAAATGGTTTCTTCTTTACTTGCACTGCTTTTTGACCTTGAGTCTTAGACTTTGCAGGGTCAACCACAGGTGACTTGTAAGGAACTTTTTTACCGTCAATAACAGTATTATTATCTGTAGCTTTGTCCATTACTTTTTCCCCTTCCTAACTGTTTGAGCAGCTCTTCTAAAGTTAGCTGCAGTAGGTGCACCCTTGGCACCTTTCTTACGCATCTTACCACCACGCTTTCTTTTAGCATGTATATTTGCGTATAAACCTGGTCTAGCCATTACTTTTTCTTTTTAATCAAAGGACTTGTGCCCTTCATTTGAACGCCGCATTTAATCTGTCCCCCTGATTTTTTTTTAACAGGAAATCTAGAATCTAATTCAAAAGTTTTTAAACTTTTATCTACAGCTGAGTCATCTATGTCATCTTCAAGCGCTTTCTGAAACTCTTCTGCTAATTTTATGGTTTTAAGTATATTTTTTATAGATTGTTCTCTGGCTATATCAGTAGCTTCTTTCTGTGCTTGTTTTTTTGATTCTTGTTGTACTGCCATTACTTCTTCTTTTTGATCAAAGGACTTGTGCCCTTCATTTGCATTCCTACTTTAGCTTTTTTAATGACACCACGACCAATGAGAATATCCTTCATTGTTACTTTGCCGTCTTTATTTAAATCTGGAAAACTTTTCTTTTTCTTCTTTTTTACTTGCTTACCTTTTTTTAAACCCTGTGCTTTTAGTTTAGCAGTGGCCTCTGAGAGTCCACCGTCTTTGAGAAGTTTCATCTGTTTGGCTTGTGACATATCCTCTGAGCCACCCATGATTGCTCTAACTGCTCTATCGTAAGCAGGTTTTGGTAAAGTTTTGTTGTCTAATGATCTTTTAAGAGCGTCAAGAATCATTGATTGCATTCCTGATCCGCCAAGTTTTTTTAAATTATCTGCCATGTAAAAAAATTACATTATTTTTATCTTAATGCAAGTCTCCCCTTTTAAAGTTTGGGTCCATGTTCATCTTTGCCCACTCGAATAATGCATCAGCTTCATCTTTGTTCAAGTACAACATGTAAAGTTGTCGGACTATTGACAGGTATGCACTAGCAACGATCAGCGGATCGAACTCTTCTGTGATGTATTGAAGGCTATTGTTAGTTTGATCACGAATAACAGTCTGCAAATCCTCCATTTGCTCCGGTGTAATCGCCTTTAATTGATGTTTAAGTCCTTTTGGGACGAGTTTTTCCTGCTTTGGAGAGGGCGATTGCAACTTTTTGTTTTTGTGCTCTTTTTTTGCCATGTTTTTTTGCTGTTTTCTTTAAAATTTTAGGTGGATTGTCTTTAAGTTCTTTAAAAGCTTTCTCAACGGACATTTTTCCCCCATTTGCCCTCATTTGTACGACATTTTTCATCAAAGTGCTCATGTAATTAGCAGGTGTAAGCCTTCTTTTACGACTTTGTTTCTTTACAAGCTGTTGTAGCTGTTGAATTTGTTGTCTTGTGAGCTTTTGTTGTACCATTACCCTTGTCTCCTCTTTAATTGATCACGTGTTATTGCCATTTTTTGCCTGTATTCAGTCATGTCTTCGCTCGATTGTATCTTTTTTTCTGTCAAGTCTCTATCTTGTTTTAATTTTTCCTGATCTAACTGAAATTGCATCATTGACTCTTGTGCTTTACGCTGTATTTCTGCACCGCGAAGCTCAAGTTCTTTATTTTTAAGTTCAACAATAGGGTCTTGACCTTGTTGCGTTAATCCTTCTTGTTCCTCTTGCACCATTTTGTTTGTTAACACTGCAATAATTTGTGCAATTTGATTTTCAGCTTCATTTTGAATTTGTTGTAATATTTGTGGTGGGACCTGACCACCCATTTGTTGTGCAATTTGCATCAACTGTTGTTGAACAACTGCTTGTATCTGAGCTCTTGCAGCAAGTGCAATATGTTCTGACACATGACCTTGTAATATTGCAAGGATCGCTACCTGTGATTTAACTAAAACAGATGAGGCGAAAGATCTATGTGCCTCAATGTGAGCGTCATGATTTTGTTGAATGAAAGCTTGTAGCTGTGCTCCTTTCAGTGCCTTCGCATTTTCTACACCAGGATCCTCTGGCATTGGTTGACCAGGCACTGGTAATATATTTTCAATCTGTTGAACGCCTAAAGCCTCATACATTCTTCGATACGCTTCATAAATGTTATGTATCTCAGGTTTACTTTGAGCTAATTGTAACTGCATTTGTGCCATCGTTACCCTTTGTGAAACTGAAAAAATATTTGGATCTGAAACAGGTAAGACATCAACTTTTTGATCAAAGTCCATTGCTTTGACAAAAGCGTCTCCACCTGCAACATTGTATGGATACATAGGTGGTAAGTAAGTTGCAAAAACTTTCGATAATAATTTAAATTCTATTCTTTGAGCATAATGTAATCTTTTATGAATCGCTGACATGACTTTGGTGCCACGCTCTAATAGTGCCATGGTTGTGCCAACAGGCATTTCTGTAGAACCACCCTCTGCTATTTTCATGTCTGCTATGGAGGCAAATCTTCGACCTGCATCGACGCAGAATCCTAAAAGATTAAATAGTGTTGCAGAAGGCTCCTTGTAAGGAAGAGGTAATAATGAATCTCTTAATATTCCGTTAGGCGCATCAACATCTCTAAACTCTCCTGGTTGTATAGGTTGATCATCGTCTCTTATTCTGAAACCACGAGACTTGAACCCAGCAGGTAAATTTGACAATGTTCCTGAATCAAGCAATTGACGAAGAGCAGCAGTTGCAGTTCGTGTAAGACCACCCAACATGTGAATAAGACCAAAGCCATAGAAACCAAGACCGGGTAAGAATTTGTAATGAACGAAATATTGAATTTTTTTCTTAAGCGGATCAGACTTGTTATAATTTCTATAAATAGATAATATTTTTCCAGAACCTTCATCGATAGTAACAATATACGGTACTTTAATCCCTGACTCTTCTTCAAAACCTTTTAAGTCTAACAAGACGTGCATCTCTAATAAAGTGTAATCTTGATAACTTTCTTCTTTTTTTGTTCCCTCTAAATCATCATACTTTTCTTGAATATCGTCTTCAGCATCATAAGGGTTAATTGAAACGTCTCTGTAAAATCCAGACACTTGTTGTTTCTTAACTTCGTTCTCTGTCATTTTAACGACATGAGTTACTCGCTCTGTAGATTCTAAGTCTGAAGTCATGTAAGGGACTACTAAGTCTTCGGCTGCAATAAATTTTGACACAGCTCTAGCCATGCCTCCATCATAATAAATTTTTTTAAAGGCAGACCCTGCTAATGGTAAATGAAATAACATTTGATCTAACTCAGGATCATATTCCTCCATTACATCAGAAATGTAATAGTTCATAAAATCTTTTACTCGCTCTGATTGTGCTTCTATTTGTGGAGTGCTTGCTCCAATGATTTGAGTTCTTACTGGACCACCGGCAGGCAGTAATTCTTTATAAGACTGTGCTTGAAATTGCACAACTGACTCTGAGAGTAAGGGATGATAAACTCCGCTAGCTCCAGCAAAAGGTCTGGTTCTTTCTTCATACTTAAATCCAAGTAAGTCTAAACCCTTAG